ACATTAGTATTTATTGCATTAACTGAAATTTTATAAGTTGTAGCACTTGTTGTATTTGGTGAGTCTAAAAATTGACCATGTACTTTTATTTCTTCTAAATGACCAATAGTGTCATTTCTAGTTATAAAAAACTGCGTACTTCTTGTTCTACTTCCGTCAGCGTCACCTTGGTATATCTTTGTAGAACCTCTTTTCAAATATATATTTCCAGAGTATCCAGCATTTGACCCACTTATATTAGTGTCATAAGTAACTAAAATCTTACTTGTCGTAGCAGATGGTGTAATTGATACGCTAAGACCTGTTATATCAACATCACTGCCTGTAGTAGATGAACTAAAAGTGTCAGTTTTGACTGTTTGTTTGACTTGAAGAATTTTACCTCCACCAAAGCCTGAGGCTGTTCCAGAACAAGTTGCATTTGCTGGGAAAGTAACATTACCAGAAGAATCTAGCGTGATTGCATCTGCAGAAGCTGCAGTATGTCTATAAGCGTTAGCAATTACTCTACTCATGGCTTAGGATATTTGTCCTTAGTTGCTTTAATTGCAGTTGCAAAGGCACCTGATGTTGTTACTGTTCCAGCAACTATATCTTTATAAAGACTGTCTAGTTGATCGCCTATAGACGGGTAAATTGTGTCTGTTGTACCAGCTTCGCCTGTTCTTTGACGTTGATATAAAGTTGCAGCAGCTTCATTATTTAAAGTTGTCCTCGCAGTATCTATTTTGCTTTGCTCAAGCGTTACAGATTTACCATCTTTATCAAATGCGCCAGCTGTGTCATCAATACTAACAACAGTTCCAGCATATGCTTTGTAAATAGCTTCATGGTCTAAAGCCATAATTAAAATCTCCTTTTTACTAAATTATATAAGATGGACATTAAGCTGCCACCTCCATAAGAGTAATGCTTGAAGCACCACTATATGAATAATAAAGTCCTGATGTGGTGTAAGCCGTTCTGTTTAAATAAGTACTCACATTTGTTACGTTCCCCCATTGAACTTTATAAACATGTGCGTTTGTATCTTGTGCATCATCTAAAAAGTTAAATACTTGTGAATTTAGATCGTAATAACTACTTCGTGCTGTGTTACCAAAAACACCTGTAAAAGAGTTGTAGTTACCAGCACTTGAATTTCCTATTGCCGTAGAGCCTCTTACAAGTTGAAAATAGGTTTCTCCAGCTGTAGAAACCATCATTTGCACCATTACTAAAATTTTATTACTTGCCGATGCTGGTGTAATAGATGCTGAAAAACCACTTATATCTGCGTAACCAGAAACCCCAGTAATCGAGACAGCAGTATTTAGTTTTGTTTGAATTACTTGTAGAATTTTACCACTTGCACCTTCTGCACCGAACTCGAGTTCTGCATTTGTTGAACTATGGTTGGCGCTTGCTACTTTTAAAACCTGACCAGCTGAACCAGTCGTTGAGGGTAATTTTAAAGTAATGTCAGAACTAGGGTTAGCCGCTGGACTATTTAAGATAGTGCCATTTCCTGATGTATGTTTTAAATTAATACTTGCCATTATACTGCGATCTCCATTGCTGTTATTGTTGAGATTCCATGAAACCAACCAGCGTCCCATGTTCTATTTAGGTATGTTGTACCAGAGTGTGTTTGCCAAGTAATGCCGTATGTAGTTGCACTTGTAGTATTTGGCGAATCCAAAAAGTTAAAACTGTGACCGCCATATCTTGAACCACCACCATGAGCAAAAGTACCATCTTCGTCATCTACAAAATTACTAGGAGTTGCAATTTCAGTTGTTGTACCGCCAATAGTCCTTGTTAAACGAAATACAGCTTCAGAACCAGTGCTTGCCAAATATAAGTGACCTGAGTATAAAATTTTACTACTTGTTGCAGATGGAGTGATGGAAACAGTTAGGCCAGAAATAGCACTATGACTATTTCCAGATGTGCTTGCAGCATCATTTTTGAAAGTTTGAACAACTTGTAAAATTTTGCCTAAACTTCCAGAAAGTTTTGAACTTGCTATTGCTGCACTTGCATTTATATCTGCGTTGACAATAGAGCCATCAGTAATATTTGCTGAATTTATTACCAAATTAGTAATTGTATTCGAACCACCATCAAGTACTAAAGCCATTATGGAATTGTTACAACTGAAGGACTATTTATTGTAAGTGTAGCACCACTTGCAATAGTTAGGGGACCAGCAACAAGTGCATTGTGATTTGTTGATATTGTGTAAGAATTATTCATTTCATTTTCAGATTCATGAAAAATCTTTTCTCCGCCACCACCAGTAGCACCGCCACCGCCATCTGCATATTCTAATTGTCCTACTGCTGTTGCTCCACTACCACTAATACTTTTAACTTTTAAAAATTTATCTGCTGCTATCTGATTATCAGGCAAAATCATTGTATAAGATTGGCCTGCACTATGAGCAGGGGATTTAATTTTTACCCCATGAGTATTTGCATTGCAGTTTAGCTGTAAAGTCCCATCATTTGTATTACCTTTAATTTCAAATAATCCTGTGCCGTTTGGTGTAACTTTAATATTTCCGTTTGTTGTAGAGGTGTTTAATTCATTAGCTTGGACATCTAAGTTTCCACCTAATTGGGGTGATGTGTCATCAACCACGTTTGATATGCCACTAGCACCACTTAAAGAACCCCAAGCACCATTATTGTATCCTTCAAAGGTATTTGTTTGACTGTTATGGCGAATCATACCTACTGCTGGGCTGCTGTCTCTTTGAGCCGTAGTACCTGAAGGTAAAGTTATAGAAGAAGTTACATTGAAAGTTGCTCTTGCTGTGAATGTATTAGCAACAGATAAAGAAGCGTGACCAAAGTTTGCAAGGCTTACGTCTCCTAAACTTACAAAGGCATTATTTGCAGCATTTCTTATTTTTAAAGTATTACCATCAATGTGCGGCACATAAGCGGCAACTCCTATAGATGGGTCTCCAGAACCTTGATTAACAGTACTAAGTGCAGCAATTATTTGATTAAGTTTTGTTCTAACAACAAGTCCAGTACCATTATCAACTGTAAAACCTGAACCACCAGTATTGTCGACTCTTGCCATTTAATTTAAAGCAATTTTTTCTATAATAGCTGTTTTATCCACCTTTACCAAATCCTACGGCAGTAAAATTAAAATTTCTGTTAATTGAAGCTCCAGAACTGTTTTTAAATTGTACTTTAAATGATGATGCTGTTATGTCAGATAAGTTAAAAAAGTCTCCAGCTTGTAAGTCACTTGCTGTGATACCGATAGATGGTAGCTGGCTATTTGCTCCTAGCAAAGAACTTGTCCCAACAAAGAAAGGAGAACTAAAGTTTACAGTTGTCAAACCGCTTGATGTTTGTGTGCCTGACTCAGTTCTTCTTTGTAAACTTGCTGTATATCCTAATTCTGTTACTTGTATTGTTTGCGCTGGGTCATTTGATGTCAAAGTAGTTCTAAACTTAAAGCCCCTACCTTTATAAGTCCCATTAGCAAATGTTTGAAACCCTGCATAAGTTGCAGAGCCAGAGCTAGGGTCATCTTGTGTTACATTTACCTCTAAAATAGCATTTACATCTACACTGTCTGTGCCGTCAAAATCTTGCAAACTATCAATTAAACCTCTGCTATCTAGTAAATCATTAGGAAATATTGCCTGAGTTTTCATATGTTTTTTTAGGTCTAAAGCAAATACACCACCTAAATCTAAAAAGGTACCCCCAGCAGTACCACCAAAACTATAATTACCAGATGAAGAAACACCCCCAGCGAAATCAAGACTAGCCTCTGCATCAAAATCAGTTATGTCGTCAACTAAACCTGTGCCACTTAAAGTCAACGAATTAGAAGAGCTGTCGAAAGCTGTAAATGATTTAGTTCCTTGAAATTTTGGATTATCTTGATCTTCACGCCTAGTTTGTGCGATCAGAGAGGGTAAAGGGTCAGGCGGGTCAATAATTACAGATGTTTCTCCTGTACTAAAACGTCCGCCATCATCTTGCGCTCTAAGTATTACTTCTCCACTTAGAATAGGTATTTCAGCAGAACTTGTATTACCAGCAACTGCAGTAATTAAATCAGTTGCATTTGTAAAAGTACCATTTCCTGTAGTGTCTGGTGTGTGCCTTATAAAAATTTTTCCACCCGCAATAACATCTGGCTCAGTTGGGGCGTTCCATCTAAGCCTTGCAAGTTTATCTGTTAAAGGTTCATAAGTAAGGCCAGTAATATTTGCTGGCGGTGCAGTTTTACCTACAGCATCAAATGTTAATGTCGCTGCTGTTCTACTTGGCTCTCCGATACCATTAAAAGAAAATACCCTAAATTCATACCTACCAGCCTGACTATTAACTATTTCAGCATCACTTGAAACTGTATCAAGCTTAAAAAAGCTTCCATTGTCGACTCTGTAATGAACTTCATATCTACTTGCACCTAATTGTGTTTGCCAATCAAGTAAAATTTTTGCAACAGCTTTATTATTTATTACCTGAATTTTTTCTGAAGCTTGTAGACCAATTGGTGGGTCTAAAACAACTGTTAAAACTGTTGTACTTCTTGATGGCAAAGCTGTGCCATCTTCAACAAACGCATACTTACCCTCGTTATGTTCTAGCGCTGTAATTGAAAAAGTAGAATCATCATTTTCACTTACAGATATGACTCTCCAAGTTGTAGTCTCTAAAGTTGAACTCTCTAATACGTATGGAGCATTTACGTTAGGTGTGGTGCTAAATGCCGAGGAAACAGTAATAGTTGAGCCAGATACAGAACTAATATTTTTAGTTTCTACTGAGCCATCAGGCATAACAATAGAAATCGTTGGACTGTTAGTAGTTGGAATATCTGTTGAAGTTGAGTCATCTAAAACAACAACTGTTGTACTGGTAACGGAAGAAAGTAAGCCACCTCTTCTTACACCAGCTTTCAAAGAATCTGCAATTTCTATAATATCTCCACATCTAACTAAAACACCCGCAGCAGAAGTTGTTGAAAAGGCACAAGTTTCTCCAGAATTTTGCTCGTTAAATAAAAACCATTTACCTAATCTTGCAGCTTGTCCTCTAGAAGTACAGGCAAATGCTTTAATAGTTTTAGTTCTGATGCCATATTTTGTTTGTGTTGTAGAATCAGCCTCAACTGTCTCGATATCTAGTTCCTGAGTAACCATGTCAAAATATTGGACATTGATAACTGTATGTCTTGTTTTTAAACTTGAGCCGTTATAAACAAAACCATCTTCAGTAATATTTGAATTATTGAAAATATATTTAGTTGTTTTACCTTCAGAATCCTGAGAAATAGCTATAGAACCCGCAGAATAAAAAGCAATAGCTCTCATTGAACCGCATAAAGCGTTTATAAGATTAAATGCTTCAGATTGCTGTGTAATATTTACGTTGCAACTAAACCTTGGCTCTGTGCTTCCATCACCATTACCAGCATCTACTAAAGCACTGCAATATTCACTTACAGACTTGAAACTAAACTTATCTAGAGAAGATTCTGCAATATTACAGCCATAACGATCATTTGTTAGCAAGTCGTACAAAATCCAAGCAGGGTCAGAACACCACTCTTTACTAGCTTTAAAAGTGCCATTCCATGTCCCAGCATAAGTAAGATTGCCATGAGTTGCGTTTACTGTTGCATTAGATGGTATTTTTACTTTAATTCCTCTTATCTTGTACCGTCTATTTGGTATTCTTGGAAATTTCTCAGCACTAAATCTTAGTGCCGTATGTGCAGTGTTTGGATAAGCGTTCTGCTTCATTATTATGTTTGTAGCAGAAAAAAATCTAAAAGCATTTACAGTTTTGGAGTCAGTGCTATCTGCAGTAACTCTTTCAACTCTAATTTGGACAGGAAAAGATGTGCCACTTGAAAAATTTATTAAATAATCTCTGAAATAAGCGTTGGTTGACCTTCCCTTTACTGTGTCATCTACTGCTGTAGTAGTTGTCCCATCATTTTCTATAATCTTAATTCTTAGCTGTACTTCTACTCCATCAATGCCGCCTTTATCATTAAAGAATTGCATTGAGGGAAATTGCAAAGTAACCCTTACTGCATTTATCGTTGTTTGACTGACAGTATGTGTAACTGGATTTGAGGTTGTAACTTCTGTGCCAATCCCAACTTCTGTTTCTATATTTTTAATTCCAGAGATAAATGTTTGATTTGCAGTTCCGTCTCTAAAATCTAGGCCAACATCTTGAAAGTTAAAATCACTATCCTGTGGTGCTGTCACACTTGCAGCAGCTTGTAAGATTGGTGTTTTATTTAAGAAAATATCTTTTTTAAAACTATTTATATAAGCTGTTGATGTTTTATCTGTCACTCCGTTTTTTGATGCTGTTGCTGAACCTTCTATTTCTCCTTCAGAAAGTAGTTCTACTATTGTATTAAACTGTTTTGAAGATAATGCACCACTCGGAAGATCAGGGTTTGAAAAAGTTGTGCTTTGGTCAAATTCTTTTATGCTCATCAGTTTGTACCCTCCACTTGAACTGTATCAATACCATTTGATACCACTATAGAACCAACAACAATTTCCCCATAAGCTAGGTTTACAGGAATACCAGCCTGACTTATATTTGTCAGCCCTGTAAATGAATAGTTACTTGCTAAAGCTGAAGGGTCAAGCGGGTCTTGTTGTGATTGGTCGTTTCGTGTAGGTTCCTGTGGCGAAATTAGATTATTAATTCCTCTTTGTATTAAGTTAACAGCTACATAACTCAAAACATATTTTAAAACTACTGAAGTAACATATTTTTTTGCTAAATATTTAAGACCCAAACCTATGACTAAACTAAAGAAATTTCCATGAACTAAAGGAATTATTTTAATTTCTTGCTCTGTTCTTAAATTTAAAAAATTTTCTGTAATTGGTTTGTCTCCTACCTTTACACAAAAAAGTTGTTTAGTCATTTTTTCCTCAAGTCCTTTGAAATTACAGAATAAAAAACTGAATGCTTCATAAGGAGAATTTACATCTGCCATAAATTCACTTTGGCCTGTATATTTTCTTAAAAAACCATAAACTTTTATTTTTTTAAGCATCTTCCTCTGGTTCAATTACAATCATTTTATCTAAATCTGGACAAACGAGATAAAAAGGTATTTGTATTGAATTACAACTTGCAATATCTTCAGGTGAAAATTCCAATACGTTTTGTGGGTGTGAATGTACAATTCCAACAACTTCTCCTTTATCCTCTCCCTCTGCATAATCAAAAGGGTTGATAACAAAAGATTCAGTTTCAAATTCGTGTGCTACATTCTTACATCGGAAATATTCATATCCTTTTTCAGTTTTTAGAAACAAACCACAACATTCGTTTGGTGCTTGCTCTTTCGCGTGTTCAATAGCTTGCATTTTACAGGATTCATTCATAGTTAATTTATAAAAGTACCTACACCTTCAAAATCTTTTCTTGTTACCTGTCTTGCTGGTACTCTTTTATTTTCCATATCAAGCCTGTTTACTAGCTCAAAGGTTACAGTATCTCTACTTTCTTGAATCTTTCTATCTATAAAATGTATTTCTTTTGGAAATTCATTTGAACTAGGTGTACCAAAAGGGTTTGTATTTCCAGCAAAGTTACTGGCGTCTAGTGCATCTGCTGTAAGTGTTCTTCTTGTTACTTTCGCATCTAACAAATCATTATGTGCTGTCACTAAATTTACTGTGATTAGTAAATCTGTAACCCTAATAACAGAACCTGATCTTGTAATACCTCCTAAATTACTCATTACTAATGTTGGTCTTGGGATTTGTCCCTCTCCATTAAATTCATAACCTTTTGCCTGTATCGGAAATCTCTCATAGGTATTGGTCTGCCATACTATGTTTGCATAAGTGCTTATATTTCCGCCTGCATGAAATCGGTAAATTGTAGGTACATTTGTTGGATTACCAGTTGCATAATGTAAACCCTCTACAAGCTCTAGTTCAAACAATTCAATAATAGAATTTGGGTTTATTTTTTGTAGTTCAGAATGTGGTATTGCCATTACGCTTCAAAAACTTCCTCGAAAGTTAAATTCATTGTAACTCTGTTGTTTAGAGGTATAGATTGACTGCGTCTAGTACATTTAAAATTTCTTGCAGAGGATTCTCCACCTATCGTGTATTGAAACGAATCTTGATCGTCAAAACGTGCATTCAAAAAAGTGTTAATTGTATCTGCCTGAGATTGTGTAATATTAAAAACTAAACTAATAACGTGATACCTTTTATTTGCTGCAAGCCCTCTAACCAATCTCTGTTCATATCCGTCCCCAAGTTTTATAACTATATTGTCTTGTTCTATGGTTTGAGTTTCTCCGTAAGCTGGAGTGATTGATGGAAAAGTTGCCATTATGCTAATAAACCTCCATTTCTTTTTTCTTTTACTAAGGTCTCTTGCACGACCAAAGCGATTTGTTGCCCTAACTGTTGAGAGCCAGCATCATTACCTTCTACTGAACTACCAGTTGCATCTACAGAGACATTAACAATATTAGTAATGTTATCGCCACCCCCACCTATCGCACTGTTTGGGATTATATTGCCACCCTTTGAACCCATTTGTAATAGTTCAGGTCCACGCTCTCCGACTACATAAGCACCGCCTGCAGAAACTGGACCTCCTCTTTCTTTACCAAACAAACCGCCAAGGAAACCACCTGTAAAACCTTTACCACCGCTAAGCATATTGCCAAGTCCTGAAATAGCTTTATCTAAAGCCAAATCTAAGAGTCTATCTTTTAATCTATTCAAAACATTATTTAGTGCCTGACCAAATGTTTGGCTACCTTTAATGGCCTCTCTTAAATTATCAACTAAACCTGATCTTACCTCTTTACCTATGCTTTCAAATTCTTTCTTTAGTTCTTCGGCTCTAGCTTTAGCCTCCTCCTCTTTCTTTTTTATTTCATCAGCATCTTTTTTCAATTGGTTATTTGTTTCTACAATTCCGTTTTTTGCGTCAAGTTGCCCTTCGACTGCCTCTTTTATACCTGTCTCTACCTCTGAATATTCGATAATTTTAGGTACTAGCTCATCTACAGATTCTTTAATTTTTTTAAATGGATTTGGAAATTTCGGTATTTCAATATCTAAATTTATTTTTGGTAATTCAATACCGCCTAATAGTTTCTTTAATGGTTCTGGTATAAGATCAACAACTTTTTGAAATGCTCTTTGGAAAAAGTTAACTATGTTTTGTGCAGTATTTACAACAAGTTTCTGTACTCCTTGAAAAAAGTCTACGACTGGTTGGATTGCTGTTGTGAATCCTTCAATTATTTTTTTTCTTAAAGTTATAACATTTCTGATAGTTACTCCAATAACACCACCAATTACTTTTCCAATTAGCACTGCATTTTTAGTGGCGTTTGTTATAGCTTCTTTTATACCAATCCAGCCTTGTTCTAAATTAAATAATGTATTTGTTGCATCTATTCCTAAAGCTTGTGCAATGTTTTTACCAATTTCCCCTACTGCTGCGCTTACCACTCTTACTGGTGCTAAGAGGATTTCAAAGGCACTTTTTAAAGCCTCGACTGTAACTGCGGCTACTTTTAAAGTTTCTCTAATAATTATTCCAAATTCAGAACCCTCTGTAGTTAAATTTGTAAATGCAGAACCTAACCTTGTGAGTTGTCCTTGAATAGTGTTAGATGCTTCAAATGATGCTCTTGCTGCAACTCCTTGAGCCTCTGCTTGGTTTTCTAGGTTTTTATTGAAAGAAACAAGTTGGTCATTTAACAAAGGTAAAATTGCAGTTCTTGCCTCAACAGAACCAAACAATAATGCTAATGTTTCTTCACTTGCTCCACCTTTTTCTACAACTTCGGCTAAGACACCTCCCAAGCCTTTAGTCTTTAAAGCTGTAGCACTAAAATCTATTCCAAGTTTTTCAGCTGCTTTACTTGCCTCACTGGTTGGTTTTTGTATTGAAGCTATGACTTGTCTTAGTCCAGCAAAGGTTGATTCTACAGGAACACCAGTGGCAGTTACAGTAGATATTGCAGCATTGAGTTCTTCTATACCAACCCCTGCACCAGCTGCGATTGGTGCAAGTCGACCTATCTGCTGTGCGTATTGATCTACAACAATTTTACCATCATTTTGTGTTTGAATAAATCCATCAACTAACTTAGCCGCCTGATCTGAACTCAAACCATAAGCATTAAGCACTGAAGTAGTTGCGTCTGCAACAGTTGCCAATTCAGAAAATCCACCAGTAGCTCCTAACTGTGATGCTTTAAGTACGTCTGAGAGTTCTGCTACCTCTCCAAAACCAGCAGATGCTACATCATAAGATGCTGATAACAAATCAAGTTGTGAAACTTGACCGCTAAGCTCATTTGATAAGCCTGCTAATTTAGGTTTTAAAGCGTCTGCGTCAACTCCTAGAGTTTTAACTTTTGCTGTTGCGAAATCTTGTGCAGCTAAATTTCCAAATGTTTTTGTTAATCCACCTATTACAGCACCAATACCAATAAGTGGACCTAAGAGAGGTGCAGCCGCTGCAGTTAAAGTAGCAAAACCACCAGCCGCAACTTTTGCCCCTCCACCTGTAGCTATCAATCCTGATGGCAGAGCTTTTAAACTTCCAGTTGTCGCTTTGAGCTTTCCGCTTGTACCACTTATAGTTGTATTAAATTTCTTTGACTGAGCATCAACATTTTTTAGTGCTGTAATTGCCTGCGTTGCATTGACTCTAAGCTCTACATTAGAAACTGCCACGACTAAACAATAACTCCTTTAACTATACTTGGCTTTGCGTTTTAGTGCATCTGCCTGTTTCTTTTCTCTATCATACTTTAATTCATAATAGGCAGCAAAAAATATCAATTCTTCTTCCGTAAGTTGTGTTCTTAATTCACTTACTGTCTTACCTAATTCTGTTGCAAGGAAAAACTCAAAATTTAGCCAGCTGTCCCCCCTTAGGATTCCTTTGCGTTATCAATGGTTGCGTTTTGATTTACACCAAATAAAAATAATTCAATTTCATTTAATACAGTTTCTGGTAATTCATTTTGCAAGTTAGCAAAGTCTGCAGGGTGGAAAGCTTTTGTACCATCTTCATTTTCTGCTAATTGGCAAAGCATATGAGTTGAAACTATTAAAGGGTCATCACTGCCAGCCCTTTGCGTTGCTCTGGCTCTGTCAGACCTTGTAATGGCCTTGAAATATAAACTGACTACAACATTACCATTATCATCTTTGACGTCAAATTTGCGCCTTTTAGAAAGGTCAAACGACTCCTTTAAAAGGTCGAGAGTTGTTTTTTGTGCCATAAATTAAGTGCGAGATAATCTTAATTTACTATATAGCTGAAGTTATTGCACCAGTCGTAATAAACGATATGTTTATTAACTGTGTTTCCCCAAGTGTTGCACCATATTCAGCACTTGTAATTATTCCAGAAAAACTTAATTTTTTTGCAGCTGTTGCTGAATCAGGGAACAGTTCAAAAAGTGCATCGCCTGCGTCTCCAGTTACAAGCACATCATCAATAAATGCTTGATAATCTGAGTTACCAGATGGGTCATAAATTAATTCTGCTGAACCCTCTCCAGATATAAGACCACCTATAAAAGTTTTAGAGGTATTACCCTGAACTGTAGTTTCTAAGGTATCTTTTGAAACTGATAATGACCAAGATCTAGTTCCTGATACATCGGCTTCAGTACCAGCCGCATTATGGAACATAACCTTACCTACATCGCCTTTAATAGCTGCCATGACAAAAAAAAGAAAGATTTACAAATATATTAACTCTTTTCGGAGTTTTTTACATCTTTTTTCAAAAGTTGTTGACTCTCATAATATTTTCTACACTCTGGGTCCCAATAAGCAGCCTCTCTTCTGCCTTTAATATGTTCGATTGCGTCTAGCATTTCTTCTGTTATTTCAAATTTTGCCATGATTAAAGGTCCTCATAAATAGAAAAAGTTACTCTGATTTGAGTTTGAAACTTACCTTGTGGACTCGAAGTAAGTATTTCGGGACCAATAGGTGCATCAAAAATAACACTTGATACTGTAATTCTATTGTATAAGTCCCTAAGCCTTTTGCAAATTGTAAAGTTAGACCCTGCCCCTAATCCTTCCTCTGTAAAAACATTCAGTAAAACTAATCCACTAATCAAATTATCTGAATCAGTAGCCCCACCCTGAGTTAGATAAGTATTAGTTCCAAAACTTGTAATGCACTGTACAAAGGTATCTTCTGCAGTAGAGTCAAATGTCATATTATTAAAAACAACAGGAATTGCGGGGCTGCTGGCTAGTTCTGTTGCCAATCTTGCCTCTATTGTTGATCTGACTGTGTTTAAATCTGTAGCAGCCATCAGATACTCCTTTTGATCTTGCTGTACTCTCCGTCAGCCCAAGTTTGTAATTCTTTAGCAATTAGCTCTGGAAATCCAGCAGTAGTACCCTGTCTTGTTCTATAAGTATTACCCCAAGATGGTGGTAAATTTTCTCCGAAACAAACTGGTTCTGCGTATGGCAAATTATTAGATACAGTACCGCTAAACTTTTTTATTTGTGTTTGCCAAGCATTTCTAAGAGAGCCTCCTACACCTTTTTCTTTTTCTCTAGGCTCAAATACTGGCGTTGCTTTTTTCACTCTGGCTGTCCATTCTAAAGTTGTTGCCTGTACCAAAATTTCTACAGATTCCTCCATTACCTTTGGGATTTGCAAGATAGAAATTTGTCTGGCCATATTACCTCAGGATAAGATCAAAACTAATTGGTGTATTATTCTGCTCATTCACAATAACTTGAATTATTTTAAATTCTACGCTGCTTATTACCACTCTGTCCTTAGTTGTTGGGGCAAATGTAAGATCACCAGCAGATATGGTTAACAATTTGTCTTGTGATTCGATCAGATCGTTTACTTGACTTTTTGTAACATTACTTAACGCCCCTTTAATAGTTGTATCGGACGTTGATTCAGTTATAGCTCCAGTAGTGGTATTGTATGCCCCTGCTGTTACTTGTCTGATAGTTACATCGCCGCCAAGTTTTTTTAATGATGCACTGGCTGCTTTTTTTAGTGCTTTAGCAAGACTCATAAGAAATAAGCAATAACCTGACCACTAGCAAGAGTGATACTTGTAATAACGCCACAAACTTCAGAGGAAGCTTTCATTGTGATGCCATTAATGGTAGCTGACCCATTTTCTGTAATGTTTTCAGCAACAAATGTTGCCTCTGCGTCTGTCAAACAATGCACTTTACCAAATCTGCCTGTATGTGCAGCCGTGTCTGTAATAATGATTGCTGCTGGATATTCGTAGCCGTAACCCATTTTCATGACCTCTTAATTGATAAGTTTGCTCTTCCACCTATTCTAATACCCATTAAGTAGTGGTCAACGATTGGTGGAATACGATCAACCCCAACAGCTCCGTAAAATTTAGGAGTTACATTTATATTACCAATACTTACTGCACTAAAATCTTCTAACCCACTTAGTTCCAGTCCGTTCCTATTATTGTTAAGATAAACAGCCAAAATTACTTGAGCGTGTTTTACCCTATCTGGTATTTCTGTGTCGAGGTAATAATCTGCAACTAATCTATTTGGGAATGATAAACCATACAAATTTGTGTATGTGTCAGGTTTCCTTACTCCTGACCTAGGCCATTCTAGAGCTTGAGTATCAGAGACTCTTGCTCCTAAAAATTTTTCTCTATCTATTCTTTGGGCTGCTGTAAAAAGCGCACGATTTTTATTGTCGTTGCTTGAGCCGTCCCATGCTGCAGCGTCATCACTAAGAACTAGCCCTTCGATAAAAGAGTTTGCATCATTAAGGGTTATGTAAGTGTTCGCGTTAGCACCGCCAACAGTAGCATCAAGTGTTATCGCCATTGAGTTTTACCTTTTTGGGCTTTGGTTTAGTTTTTGGCTCTTCTGTTGTAGGAGTGAGTGAAGCCACTTTTGCAGCAGCTTCATTTCTCTCTCTCATACGCCTAAATGCGTATATTGCCATTAGCTTGATGCACCTTTAAGAGCAACAAAGTTAATAACTATTGCTTCACCTAAGTTTCCAGCAGATACATTAGAAACTGTAATTTTGAAGCTGCCAGACCCTATTTCACTTGCGTTAACAAGATATGAGCCAGCAGTTCCGCCACTACCATGACAGGCAACGACAACGTCTGTTGATGAGACTTTGCTATTTGTAACAGCGAAAGTTACTTCAACCCCAGCGTTTAGTGTTGCGTTGTTCATTGTGATCTGGCCAGACTCTGCATTTAGAGTGACTCCAGTGGCTTTTGAACTAGCCTGTGTGACAGTTCCACCTGTAGTAGGTCCAATTAAAGAACCAGCAGTTACGTCAAATAATGATGGCATGATTTAGTCCTGATTAGATACGTTAGTAGCGCGAACGATACCGATGTTCTTAGTTTCATAGACTTTCGACCAAGAGCCTACTGTTTCAAGTGTCGATCTGTTTGGGTTTACAGTTGAAACTGCATACTTAAGACCAACAGGGTGGTAGATGTAATGAAGATCTACTGCCATTGCTTCCTCTAGAGCAAGTATATCTCTATCAGTTTGTGTTCTGATTGGTGCTTGCTCCCCTGTTACTACTGCCCCTTGTGTAAAGAAGAAAGTAGAGTACTCTGTTGATGAGCCGCTGCCTGTGGTGGGAATATCATCTGAAACAATTACACGTAAACCCATAAAAGTATTTACAGTGTTAGGTCCATCAAATGCCCTTGTTGTGCTACCGCCTGTAGCGTCTCCATCAGGTGCGCCTGTATTATCGTAAATACGATCAATAGCATTTCTCTCAACCAAGTCATAAAAGACTTTTGAATGCATTGCGATAGCAGTTAACTTACCACCTTGATCGCCTAGTAAGGCTTGTGCCTTGGCTACGTGTCTTGGGCTAAGCACTGTTGGAGTATCACCTGATTCAGAGTCAATGGTTAGATCAAACAAAGCTGAACTGCTGGAGTTCGCATTGATTGAACCAAATGCACCAGTTAAACATGAATAGAGATCTTTTTGTTTTTGGTTGTTAACATAAGCTGCCATCTTCTGAGCAATAGCTGCCATTGGGTCAACACCGCCACCGACTGCAAGAGCTGCTAAATCACGTGAACTAAATGCACGACCTCTGTGAAGTACAGCTGCAATCTGATTATCAGCTGTAATCTTAGCTGGGGTTAATGATGTTGAGTCTGTTAAAACTTCAAAATCTCCAGTTAAATTAGCTTTGTAGAAAGGTATTTTTACAAAGTCTCCGCCTCTTTCTGCGGATAGATTCAATTCTGCTAAAGGTTGTACTACCCCACTTTGTAGAAAGCTGTCAGTTTGAGTTGTAGCTTCGATTAAGTAGGGAGTAAACACCTCAGGAATTATTAAATCACTGCGTAATGTCGCCATTAGAATTTAATAAATATGTTTACTTCGAGGCACAACCTCTGACGTAGCACAACCACGTTGTTACTATACTAACCGCTAACTGCGTTTTTGAGCATATTATATTTATTTATGTCTGTTCTGTATAACCTACTTTGCTCTGTAAGGTTAAAAGATTCTTTTGCAAATGGATTTTTTTCCCCAGCTGCAATAGTTTCTGTTTGAACCTTAGTTGTGGTTGCGCCTCCTCCTTGTGGTCTTGGATTTTTTTGTACCCATGCTGGCATCTTTGACATAGCCCACTCTTTAACAGGAGTTCTGTTATAGCCATCTACAACAACAACTGTTCCATCTGTTTCTCTAGCTAATTGATCTTTGTCAATGCGAGACAGAACATATTGAGGGTCATGAACAACGTCAGCAAGTGCAGTCACTGCAGGGGCTTCTACCTCTAGCTGCCTTTGTCTGGCTTCTAGTTCTTGGATTCTTTTGTTCTTTTGTTCTTCAGCTTCTCGATACTGTTGTGCTTGTTTTGCAATTGCCTCATCATATCTACCTTTTGCTTCTAGTTCTTCTTGCTCTTTTTTTTGTTTGTAAGCAATAAGTGCATCTACATCAACATCTGGTGGCACTGCTTTGGCTGCCTCTTTTGCCTTTTTGTAATCATCTAAAATTTCTCTGTTACTTTTTCTGAGTGCTTCAACCTCTGCCATTAATGATGCTGTATCTACAGGTGGATTTGGTTTGATTGGTTCGTCAGCCATAAATAAAAAATTAACAATTATTCACAATACTAGCTCCACTTCGTGCGGTCTGCCCAATATGCAGCTGACATTTTACCTTTGGCAATATTTTTTGCATGTCTTGCCTTAAAACTACGCCTTTTTGCTTTGTCTGTTTCTGACTCTCCCTTTCTAGGTGGTTTAGTCTTTGCACCTTGCATACCAAACCTAATTAATTTGATATTATCTCCTTCTTTAGCTAGTACAACATGAGACTTTGTAGGGTGTGATGGTGTTCTTTTAGGCTTATTGAAACCAGCAAGTCCAAACCTTTTTATCCTAGGGTCACTCATTTACCTTTCCTTCTCATTGCTAATCTGTGAGCCTCTGTAAATGAAACCCCTTCTCTCATCTTACGTTTCATAAAATCCATGTGCGCCTTGGTATGACCATGCGCTTTTTGATGTTTAGCTAAAGTATTTTTTTGTCTTGTTGTTAGCTTCATCTTTTTTTGTTGTATTTTGTGTAAATTGCAGAATCTACAGTTCTAGCTTTGCCTCCTCTCATATAGCTATTGACTCTAGCCATAGCCCATACTGGCATTGGTACGTTTCTTGAACCGCTAGACAAGAAAGCGCCTTGACCTTTCCTATAGACCTGTGCAAGTTCTCCATAAAAAAACTTAGACTTTTCAGCCTTTTTCTTTAAGCTACTTTTTACTTTTTCGCTTAGTGGTTTTCTTCTTTTTGCTTGAGGAGACATTTTGGTTAGTGCGTGATTTATTTACAGCCTTAATATCAATATACAACCCTTTTCTGTAAGCTTCGGCAGTTCTTTTAATCTCTGCAGCTTTTGCAGATTTATTTTTAGCACCAGACAGGTACTTTTTAGGTAGGCCTGTCTTTTTGTCCTTTGGAACTCGCCTTAGTTTCTTAGTCACTTTTTAGTTTTCTTTTTTGCAGTTGGCTTGGTTTCTTTAGGCTTTTTGGTTTCCTCTTCGCCCTGCACTTTAAAAATATATCCCATTACTTTTTGCCTCCCTTCTTAACCTTTTTCTTTTTACCCTTGGGCTTCATTGAACCATAGTGTGAAGGCATAATAATAAAAGTAGCTGTAACTATATTACTTCCTTTTACGTTTTTTAGCAGTTGTTAATGCAATAGCTTGAGCCTGCTTTAGTGTTTTACCTTCTCTCATAAGCTTACGAATGTTAGCTGAGATAATTTTTTGTGATTTACCTTTTCTTAATGGCATAGCTATCCAAAATATTTGTTGAGTATGTCAAAGTCCTCATCATCAATGGCACTTACGTACAAACCTTCAACTATTTGTTCAAACTTTTTTCTATTATCTCCTCTAGTTTTTTGCAATGCATCGTAAATACGTTTTACCACTGATCTGTTTTTAGGAAATTTTCTTGATAGTTCTAATGCTTCAAATGGTGTCATAAGTTTTTCATGGCCTCCTCAAAGGTTTCATCTACCCATTTATACAAACGTGGTGCATTCTTTTGCAACCCTTCTGGATTAAAAATATACTGTGTGAAAGATTCTGCGAATTGTTCTGCTACATCTTTACGACTGTATTGAGTCGGATAGGTCATGCCTTTTAAGTCCAAAAAACGCCTTCCTAACTTAGGCATACCAGCTTGGAAATGTACTTGGTGTCCCATTTCATGAACAAAAGTAGAGAACCAATCTATTGTTTCGTCCATTGGGTGTGAGTTGGACCATACTTCCTCAATACCTTCCTTAAGTCCTTGTCTGTATCTCTCGTACTTTGTGCCTTTAAATTTGCTGAATTTAAAGTTAGTTTCTAAAGTTTTTGCTGCACTTTTTTTTATTCGCTTAGCAGATGCTGCACTAATTTTTTTCGCACCTTCTCTTAACCTTGTATGAACCATTCCAGAACTCATAATGGTATAGCCATTTGTATTTCCAGTTGCATTACCAAATAAGTTATTAACTACCTTTTTCTGAAAACTAACATCTAGCATTCCATCTTGTTCTAACGCTCTTATATTCCTTGCAAATAAATCTTTGCGTGACCCTCTCCTTAAAGTGCCAACACCATTCCACCTTTCTTTCCAATCTTTGACCTCTGAAATTAAATTTTTTTCTGGAATCTTATCAATAGCTTCGAATCTTCTAATAACTGTTTCATTAGACTTTTTAAAAGCTTCAAAATTTTTACCTGTCAAAAATCTTTGCCTTAACTTAGTAATATCTGCAGTTTTTTCATATTTCATATTGAATTGATTTACAATATTACCTTTTTTCATAAACAATCTCATCTTCTTAATATGTTTTTCAGTCAAACCGCCTAGAGTTTCCATTCCGTCTAAGCTATCCTCTGTAAACTCCTGAATATTTCCAAATCTGTTCTTAGTAAGCCATGTATCAACACCCTCAGTAGACATAGTTGGTGATGTCTTAATCTTGGGCGCTTTTGTTACTTTTTTTATTGCTTTAGCTACATCTGTTGGCTTACCATAAAGTATTTGTAATGTTTCTAGTGATACTTCTGTTCCATCATTCCTAATCATTTTTCTTATAGCCGCGTGTCCAGAGCCTTCTTTTTTTGCTAATTTCTTAAAAAAATCGACTTTTTTTGCTGTGCCTAGAGTCTTTACTTGTAGTTTTTTATCTTGCTGTAATAACCAATCGCCATATTGTGTCCCTTGTGGGACTCTTCCAGTAGCACTAGGTCTGCTAACTACTTTTCCTACTGGTGGCTCTGTTAGATCTTCAAAGCCTTTGCGCTTGCTTAACCCTTCATAGTCAACAACTGGAACTGTGGTAGACCTACAGTTAAAATGCTGTGGCGGTGTTGGTCCCTTATTGTATTGAAACTTCCTACCATCAAGCCTTATACAGACGTTGCTAGTCTTACTATCTAGGGTTGCAACATATTCATACCTCGGTGCTACTTTGCTATTAGCCGCATAAACAGATTGAGAAGCTTGATTCTGTACCTGATTAACAGAGGTTCTAACTACTGTTTTTATTTGATGGCTTGCTAATTTTATAGCCTGACCACCCGCTGCAACTTTTTGTCTTGTAGTGGCCACTGCATCAAACTCAAGTGTACCAGCCAATCTTTTAGCAATTACGTTTACTGATTCTCCACTAAAAACACCAGCTCTAATAGTTCTTGATAATAATGCTTGATTCCTTACAGCTATACCTCTAAAAGCTTTTTGAACTGTCTCGCCATTTGGCAAAGTCATCATTGCACCTTGCCTAGCTGTTAACTCAAATTTACCCGACCCAAACTTAATAAAATCATCTTCAGTAAATTGTTTGCTTGTAAATATGTTGACTTTCGTAGGGTCTGTTTTAACAAAGGAAGTTGCATACCTTTGATTAACTGCAACTGAATTTATTGGAATACCGCCAGACTTTACAGCTTTTTTGAGTTCTCCCTCAATAAATCCTGTCTGTATCTTTGCTAGTCCTTCCATTTCTTTTATCATTTGCTTTGTTGCATCTTTATTCCATCTGTCCATACTTGCTTTAGATTGTGCCAGTATTGCTCTTAATCTTTTTCTTGTTTGTGGTGCTACTGCAATATTTACCCCTGCTTTCTTTTGTCTCTTATCGAGTTCAACTAACTGTTTGGTAGTTTGGTAAATTACTTGAATATAGTTTTCTACAAATTTATTAGCTACAGCATTACTGTATCTATTAAGGTCTATAGTTTCCCGAAAAAATACCTCTGGAATACTCATTTATCATTCTTCCTCTGGTGCCTCCTCTTCTTCATCTTCAGGTTCTGGGTCTGGCTCTTCAGGTGGTTCTGATTCTGTTAAGCTACCACTTTGTGTACCTTCAATCTCCTCTTCTACGTCAAAGTCATCGCCTAAGACTTCCCCAGCAGATAACTGGTTTAATAGAGTTTCTTGTGTAATAGTTCCAGCAGTAAACAGAGTTAGTAAACTGGTTATTTCCTGTGGCTGTAATCTTGAAGAAACAAAGTCTCTATTAACAAATGAACTACCCGCGTTAGGCTCGTTAAGATATTCGCTGTGAAATTTTAAACAATTATCTATTAAATCTTGCATTTGCTGTGCTATTACCATCATTGTCGAATCATTCTGCGATCTATCTATTTGTTTAGCTTCCGCTGATTCTCCTACTAACTTCTGCCCTAGTACAGCTGCTAGTGATAGTGTGTTTATTTGGTCTTTAATATCCGCTAATCTCTGGAACTGACTATCATAACTGTCTCCAGATGGGCTAATATATTCCATTCTTGACTCTGGCGGTAAAGCTAGTGCCTCGCTAGGTCCAGTAGTTATTTCATCAGCATTGGGATACCCAAAAACAGCAAGCAATGGTACAGAACTGATGTGTAAAATATTATCTAAATCAGATTGTATTTGATAATGCTTTAGGTTTAGCTCTGCAATGTCATATAGTGGGCTGCGGCTTTCGTAATAACCAACTCTATTAGAATATGCTATTGCAAAGGGAATCTTATCTTTCAAACTCATTTCTCCTTCATCAAATAATTTATATTCATTTTTTTTATCATCTTTTCTGTGAATTTCGTATCTGCCTCTTTCTAATACCCTAATCTGTTTAATTACCTTATCTCCGTATTTTCCATCAGGCTCTACTATTTGTTCCATTAGTCTTAACTGAGTTAACTGTCTTGAGCCTTCTATAATTTCAGACCGCCAACCTAATATATCTTTTGGTGTATAGGTAACCCAATATGGCCTAGTTTTATCCCCTTCTTTTGGGGCATCTACTAAAACACCTACATGACCAAAGCTGATGGCCTGCCTTGCAGTCTGGTAGAGCCACACATTGAGATCATTACCCTCTAAATCTACATCGAATAGTTGTTCTCTTACTAGGTCTGAGACATCATCAAGTCTTACTGGCTTTCTTACAAGCATACCTGAAAGCATTTTTTCAATACGCTGCAAATATGGTACTACTGTTGACCTACTAAGCCTTACGTCATAACTATCGTCAGTCTCTCTAGCCTCCTGTGGTAAATATTTTCTATGCTCGCTTCTAATCTTATATGTACCTTCCTTCAAGTCTGTTATTAAGTCCCAGAACTGAGCCATTCTCTGGTAAGCAGCGTTAGGGCTGGCAACTGTTGTAGCAGCTTGTGTTATGGGCTGATTGTAAATATTTAGTGAGCTATACACAGTTTTGCCTCAATAGTACCATGTTCTTAATATATTCTAATGCCTGTACGTTTGCCCGCACGTGCAAATAATGGATTAAACTCTCTCCAGACTAAATATCCTAGTGCGTCATTCATATGGTCATAACCAGCGTCTTTGTCTGGTTCGCCCTTATCTGTATAACTCTGTAACTCTAGACATTCAATCATACGTTTGCAACTGGCATTGATTTGTAGACGTACTTGCCCTTTTCCGTTGCATAACAAACCCTGTACGGCAGAGACTCTATCTCTAATTGCTGGATTGCTTTTGGCCGAGAGATTAGTGAAGCCATAGGATTCAAGAATCTGTATGTCTGTTTTTGCTGCATTAGTACTACGATTGCCTCCTGAAGCATCAGGGTAGACGTAAATCTTATTAGTAGGATATCTACGCTGTATTTCCTGTGCAAGTGCGTCTGTATCATGTGCTGACACAATCTCATCAATTATTAACAATTTTTCTCCTAATTTAATCCCTATAACAGCGCTCATATTTCCAATATTAAAGTCTACCCCTATCCTTAATGGCTCCATCTGGATACTTGGAATAGTATCTACAATATTATCTTCTCTTACGAATCTGTCATATACCTGACCAGTTGTGAGGTTAGTAAACTCTCCATTGAGATAGGCCTGCAACATACTAGGGTCGTAGTTTGCTTGCATTCTTTCTATAAAATCTTCTGGTAAATGCGGGTTATCTTGCGTTCTCATTCTTATTAGCTTTCGGTCTGTTCTTTCCTGTGCTGCTTCTGAGCCAAAGGTATTCCACATCCATCTAAAACCCTCTGGTGTACTTGCTGCGCAAAACTGCCTGACATTGCCAGACCTCAATCTACCTAAAATCTTTGGAAATGCTCTATCACAAACAGATGGTGCTACAGTGTCTATTTCATCTGCTAATACGAAAGCTAAATTTAGACCAATAATCCTAGACCAGTTCTCGAAACTTCTACATAGTATTTTTGTATCCCCTTCAGGTAAGTGCAAAATGTATTCAGGTAATGGACTAGCTCTGTATGAGTAAGGTATTTCATAGTGTTCTAAGAACTGTTCAAAGTCATTTTGCCAGATGTCTCGAATCAATGAGCCTGTAGGCTCCATAACTGCACCAGTAAAGCCGACATTAAGGGCAGCTAACTTAACGCAAACTGCACATAATGCCCTAGTCTTGCCTGCACCATAACCAGCTGATAGTCCTAATATTTCAGTATTACTATTATCAAAAAACTCTTTTTGTGGTTCGTGAAGATCATTTCTTATATTTGCTAATAATTGTTTTATATCAATCGAAACTCCACTAGTGCCTGCAATATCTAATACTGAACCCTCTCTAGTTAAGATGCTCATGTTGTTATTTGTGCAATCTTTGCCATAGCGTTAATGCAGCCTAAAGCAACGTGTAATTGGTTGTTGTTTCTAGCCTCTTTTTGTAGGGTAGAAAGCTGGCTTAAAATGTCCGCGGTAAATTGCCTTCTGTCAATGTCAAAATCTTTCTTGAGAACTATACGCGCGTCTTGGATATACTGCTCTGTCTGTCTTAACTTCAACCCCCACTCAGCCGCGGTATATTTTATGATTTCTGAGCGCGTTACTCCACGTGCAAGTAAGCTTGCAATTCTGTAAGTTCTATAATCTTTTTCTGACTGTGTAGCCTTCTTTTTTTGCACTATTTTTCTAGATTGTGAAAGGAATCAAGCGCATACCAAACGTGAGAGTTTCTATACCCTCCCTGATGAGTAGGGATAATTGGGGTAACTCCATGTCGATTACGCCAAGCTGGATATACCAATAATGAGTTATCGGTTTGGTCAAACGTGGCATTGTAATCAGGTACGTGTAAGTTACCTCCTTTACTGTTACGTCTTTTGGTAATTATCATATTTATAGCACCTTTTACGTTGGCGTGATCTTGATGAACTGGTGCGGATATGTTGCAATTTGAGATTGTAGAACTGAAATTATTAGCGAAACGCCAGTTGTCAGGGATTCTTTGCTTAATCTTAAACAGATGATTTTCAGCAACAGTTGGAATATATTTTTTTACTATTTCAAAAGATTTTATACCAGCTGCAAACATTGCTTTAACAAAAGTATTAGCACTTTTTACAGAATGAACAGATGATCTAGTTGCGTATGGCCTTCTCATATGTGGTTTAGGTGGACATGAACCAAGAATAGTTGAATATTGCAATACTTCAGCTTTTTTATTATGTAGACCGCTAGACCTTTTCATTTCTGATTTGGGTACGCGTTTAGTATGTATTTCTCTGTCAGCTATATTCACAAGGTTCTGTAAATCGTCTGGCAATGTTTTTATAAACAAACCCACAGGAGTACCATCTGGGTCTATTAGAATGCAATCTTCAAAAATATTAGGCTCGAAACCGCCTACACTATCTCCAATCTTTAAAGGAGAAGTTACAGGCTTCAGGATTAGTTCAGGTAGTTTCATCTTTTAAAACAATAAACCATAATGCAACGCGGGAACCAGCGATTACCCCATAACTTAATCTCTCTTTCCTCATAGTGGATTGTTTTGTATGGTGCTTCTACTTTGTATTTGATCTTTTGTTTTTCTATAACTTTCCATATCTTTGGCAACATTGGGTCAATATCAAAACTCCACTCATAAACAAGTTTATTAAAACTACTTTTTGTATGGGTAAGTATTGGAATCTCTGCACCCTCTATGTCCATCTTGCAGTTATCAGCTAATACAGATTGTTCATCAAAATTTAAACAAGGTACTTTTATAGCTTTGTTACTCTTTTTTTTCATTATGGTATTACGCCACACATTACCATTTTGAGCAATAGATAAGGTTGTATCTTTTCTAAAGTCATGCACTAAGGCAGCTTGTTTAACTGTTATGGCATTCTGAAAGCCATTAAGTTTTGCATTTTTTTCAATTAATTCACAATTAAAAGGGTCAGGCTCATAAGTTATTACAGATGCACCTTTAGAAGCTGCTAATAGAGAAAAAGCACCAACATTACCGCCACAATCTAGCCAACTTTCATTATTAAGAATCTCCATACCTTTTTTTAGGTAAGATTTATCAATAAAAACCTCATTGAAAGTCTTAATATCGGAGTAGCCTTCTCTGTAGAAGAACTGAACTCCGTTTAAAGAAGTTTTGGTTAACTTCATTAGATTAATGATCTAAGCGCGTTTACAAGTTCTTGGCCTACGTAGATTCCTTTTTTTCTAGCTTGTGCTACTACTTCTTTCGCCTCTTCATAATCTTCTGGTCTAAATTCTATCTGTATTGCTTTCATTACATCATTAGCCAGTTCACCAGTAGGGTCGTCAAAATCATCTAAACTGCCGTAGTCTGGCTCATCTGCAAAGGTTGGTATATCTTCGCCCCAGCCTAAAACAGATAAATCGAAACCACTTTCTGAAAGCTTTTCTAGTTCAATCTTAAGTAAATCATCATCCCAACTAGAGTTTAAGGCCAGCTGATTATCAGCGATTATGTAGGCTTTACGCTGATCTTCTGATAGATGAGAGAGTGTAATAGTTGGAACTGTCTCTAGTCCTATCTTTTTTGCAGCTGCAATACGACCATGACCAGCGATAACATTACCTGTGTCATCAACAAGTACAGGATTAGTAAAGCCAAATTCTTTTAGAGAGTTCACTAATCTTTCAATTTGTAATTCACTATGAACTCTAGGATTGCCTTTGTATAGAGTTAAATCTATTATTCTAGATTGTTTAATATGCTCGGGTGAAACTACTGGGTAGCTTGGAGTTGAGGTCATAGCGAGATTGGTAACTGTCCTGAGTCTAGCTCTTTTTTGGACAGGTACACTTCTTTAGGTTTAGGCTGTAACCATATGCGCTTTCCGTTTAGGATTCGATAGTTGCATTTTTGTAATGGGTCGTAGACTAGGTAATCTTTAGGTTTTTTCAAGGGTACAAACGTATAGGGATTAAATTACAAGGGTGTTAGAGAGCAATCTGGAAGGAGTAAAATCAAGAATTTAGCGATTTAATTGTAAAATTAGCTAATTCATCTTTAACTTTCTGCATTTCTGCGGGTAATTCTGTTTTTTTACTTTTTAGGTTTTTTTGAATTAATCGACTCATTAGTGTAGCTGTCTCTTTCCAAGCTTTTTTTCTTATATTATGTAGCTCTCTAATTATATCTTTATCTACATCAATCCCTACGTTATTTCTTATATTACCATCGCCATTTCTGAAACCATGTGCAGTTAATTGTGCCTCATCATTATATTTAGGGTAAACGGCTTCGCAATAACAAATAATGGCAAGATCACTGCCAGCTACTCTCTTTCCAGACTCTGTTATGTCGTAATCTGGTAGGTAATTGTTAATTAATCCATCTGAATTATTAACTATTCCAGTATCATTGCAGGCGTAACAGTTGTGTACTGGTGGTCTGAAAGTAATATCTCGATCTATTGCAGATCTTTTATAGTTTTGCATTCTATTATCCTCCTTTAAGTTTTCTATAAAATTTGTTATTTTCATCTTTCCAATATTGTTTTAATAGTTTTTCGATGTCAAAAATTTTTTTCATGTTTTTAAAAGGGTTGATTACTTGCTTTGTTTGCAAGCATAGGATTTAATCTTGACTTAGATTTCTGTTCGCGCAACTCTAAAAACTGTTCATATTGTCCATTCTTAATCCATCTGAAACAATCTGGCCACATTGGTACAAATTTTCCGTCTCTAATAAGTTTTACTCTTAGTCTTTGATCTGCCTCTAGTGCATCTTCTAATTTTTCCTGTGTTTTTTTGTCTAGCTGTTCCCATTCTCTATAGGCTGGTTTCTTAGATTGAGATACACATTTATTATTTTGAGATTGGTACTTTTTCCAAAAAGATTCAAATTTTTCTGAATATCCTTTCTTTTTAGTTTTTTGTTTTAGTTTAACTTGTTCTAGTTTAAGTTCATCTGGTGAACCACCCCTAGTTGTTGAAATACACCGC